AGAATCGCATTGAGGTATCTGGTGCGTTTATCTTTTGCAAGATAGTCTGCTCTTCCGTGTTTATCTCGAAATACAATTTCACTGTCCAGCCAAATGGGACCCGCAAGATTTACTTTTTTTGCTGCCGAAATAATGAAATTAGCTTCTGCCTCCGCCTCTTTTGTGGAGATGGAACACGGAAAGAAGTATATCATCATCGGGATATTATGCTTCTTGCAGGCAGCCACATGCTCATTATACTTAGGGTCATACGTAATCGTCCCCGTTGTCGCGCCGCGATATCCGAGTCGGATGGTTACAGCGTCAACGGCCTTTTCCACTTTTGTCCAGTCTTTGACGGTGTTAAACTGCGAGATGTCTATAACTTTTCCCATATGCCCTCCCCGTCACTTGTGTGCGTCTTTTGTCCTGTCCACATGCCTCTGTACTACCCAATAATCCTCCCCGAGGGCTTTTTCCCGGGCGTCGTTCGAGCCGTATTTGTCAGACCACACATCTTCTGCTGCTTTAGTGACCCATTCGACTTTTTTCTGAATTTCATCATACTCTTTATCAAAGTATGCTTTCCGGTACTCGCCCGTGCCTGCGTATCCGCAAAGTGTGAAATCGGTACAGGCGCGGATGTATTCCGCATGCCCTTCTGGTTTCAGATATGCTGTGACCAGTTTCTGGATTCTGTCATATCTAGAACCAAGTAAAGTCTTTCTCTCGGATCTTTTGCCGTAGTCATCATGGATGACGCCGACCGCGATGCACTCGTCGGTACGGTCCCTGACCATATCGTGCTTTGCATCCTTGAGGTTCAGTGCGCGGATCCCGATATAACCCTTGTAGCTGCTGTAATCTCCGGTAGGTCTGTTCTTGCTGTCGACTTTGAATTCATGCTTGTACTTGCCGGTCGTGATAAATCTGCCGCCTCCGTCATACATGATGATATGGCCGTTTATTATCTCGCCGACGATAGCCACATGGTGCCAGGTCTTCCATTTGTTGCAGTCGTCGCCTGTGGCCGGCTCCGAAAAAAAGTTGACAAGATCGCCGACCTGCAGATCTTTGAGGTTGTGAAAAAACTTGAACTTGCGGCTTTTGATGTGCGATCGAAACCCGCAGGAGTTAGTCGGCTGTCCTGTTTTCCCGAACAAGCCGGCTTTATACAGGAAAGAATCCTGCGCGTAGTTACAGTTCGTTGTTTTATCCTTCGAATCCTTGCCGCAAAGGTCGTCGATTCTTCCCCAGTTGCAGCGGCCTTTTTTGCCGCTTGTGTAGAATGGTTTTCCCCCTCCCCATTTTCTATAGATTTTCCCGTTGTTATAGTCGAATCCATAGATGCTCATAAGGCCCCACGTGTACTCTGCGATCTCCCGGAAATCCATGGTTGTTTTTGCGCTTCCTGTTTTTCCGTTCCATTTTGCAAATATACCGCCGAGCTTTTTGAGATATGCATTATATCCGCCGTATGACTTCAGTTTGTCTTTCCAGTTTGTGCAATCAAAATCCGCTTTGTGAGCGTCGATGATCTTCTGTGTGCCCCTTGTAAACTGTTTCATGTTAGTCACCTCTCAGATCTGTATGCTTGCTGATATAGCAATCCCAGCCGTGCGCAAGGCAATATGCCCTTACTGCTGCAATCTCAGCAGGTTTTTTGCAATAGTCTATGATCCTGACCTTTCCGCTGATGTGCTTCTTTGCCCACTTGCACCAGTTTTTCCGATATGCCGTTTCAGATGGCGATTGCTTCCTGAAATTTTCATAAAAAATGCCTTCCTGGTTGATCGTGGTGATGATGCCAGGATGCTCTGTGATGAATTTTTTCGCAAAGATATCCCCGCCGTTTGGCATCACGATCAGGCCGATCCTGTGCATTTCAAGGATTATTTCGCTGAGTGCCTTATAAACAGAACTGGCAGACGGGAGGTTCCGGCTATACTGTTTTTTGATCTCTTTGTCCCGGATGTATCCGTACAGGTCTGTGTTGTCCAGATATGCACCTATGGCGCCCGTTTCCTTTATCGTTTCGGCAAGGTCAACAATATGCCTTTTCCACTCTTGCGCCGTCGGATCGATCCAATATTCCCCGCTCCATCCTTCATATCTGGCAAGTCTCAGGTGCTTTAGGCTGCCGTAGTATGTTCGTCCGTTTTCAAGTGCCGCCGCATTGATATAGCCGTAGATGAAAACTCTGCGCTCGACCGCTGCGCTGATAATTGCCGGGTCAATTCCGTCCGTATCAATGACGGCAAGGTCTCTCGGTTTGGAGCGGTTTAGGGTTGTTTTTACGTAGTTTTCTTCAAAACAACATCTGTACGACATATCGTCTCGCTTTCTATTCTTTTTCTATTCTTTTTCTATTCTTTTTCTATTCTTTTTCACATCGGGCCAGAGCCGTGGTTGATCTCGTCGTCGATCTCTTTTGCTTTTTGGGTAACGAAATCCGGGATAGGTACGCCTGCGGCTCTGAGATTCTCCAGGATCGAAAGAGCCTCCATGATGCATACGTAAATCGACACAGTTGCCGGGTATTTTATCGGCAGCTCTATTGCGATGCATGTGACCCATACGAGCAGGATCGCCCCAAGTTCTCCAAGCTTCCTGTAAAGTCCTTTGCGCATGATCGAAGATCTCTTTGTGCCTGTGATCTGTGCCTGGATGAGCCCCGTAATTACGTCTGAAAGTGCCATGATTGCCGGGAGGGCAATGATCCAATAACTCTTTGAAAAATGTACGCTGTAGATGATATCCATGATGTCTTTCCTCTCGTCTTTCTTTTGTGTTTACTCGATCAGCTGCCAGCCCTGCGGATATTCTTCCGGGCTCCAGACGTTGTTGTCGATCAAACTTTCATAGATCGGATCTGCCATCGTCGGGTAGTGTGTTCTGTCTCCTGCCATATACGAGTTCGTGCTGTCTGGCTTTACCCAGACGCCAATTGCCGTCCCGCCCTGGCCTGGAAGGATCTGTGCAAACAAGGACGGCACATCTTCCGGTGGCCATCCCGCCTGTGATGTGTGCGGCTGGAGAACTTTGTAAAGGAGCCCGTTGCGCTTTACGCGGTCTCCGGTTACGTAGCTGCACGAATCCGGATTCCATTCCGGGAAGAGTTCCGGGACTGTTTCCGCAGTCTCGTCATCAAGGGACTGTGCCATGGTCTCAATCTGCGCTCTGAGGATTCTTGCCCTGGTGATTTTTTCTGTATCCACCTATCATCCCTCCTCTTCTCCGAGCAGGATCCTGCCCGCCTGCGCGTACTCTCCGCCGTCGAGGTCGTAGGTTCCGCCGCGTGTGTAGATGTGCTCGGTGATAGATCCGTCTGTGTTTGCGACGGTCTGCGTGCCTGCGATCTGCATGCCGGTGATGGTTGCGATCATCTGTCCGTCCGCCTCCACTGTCACGGTGCCCAGTGCTCCGGTGGCCATCATGGCATTTTCTACCAGTCTGCACTCCTCGATGTTGCCACGGACAAAAACAATATGTCCATGTCCAAAGTCAGAGATCGGGAAAGTTGATCCCGTTCCAAGGGTGATTCTCATGCTCACGATACTCTCCTTTCTGCCTGTCTTTTTGAGTGCAGGCTGATGATGGTTTTTAGCTTCTTTTCTGATATCGGTTCGATGTATTTTTCATAGATGTTTTTGCCATTGCAGTGTTTGAGCTGGCCCGCACGTGATAGCAGCCCCGCCGCCACGTGGGCCGGGATTCTTCTCTCGGTTTTTAAAAACTTCCACGCTGTACGGACGTTGCGGCGGAGCTTTCTAAAATTGCGCCGGCGCAAAATGGTTTTATAGTGATAAAACCTGTATCCCACAAAGTCTATCCCGCGCGAATCCACCGGAAAGATCTGCCAGTTGCCCTTTAGCTTCAGCCCCAGCATTACTTCGAGATATCTTTCGATCCGTTCTCTCGCTTTGTGGAGTTTCTTTTTATTTGGGCCCATGATCACCATATCGTCCATGTTGCGGACGTAATATTCCACGCCGTCGAGTGTGCAGATAAAATGGTCGATCGGCTCCAGGAAGAAGTTCGCAAGCCACTGGTTGATGTAGAAGCCGATTGAGAGTCCTGGATCCGGATCTGAATTGATGATCGACTCAACGAGACGCAGGAACCTCTCGTCCTTGATTTTGCGCCTGAGTGCCCGCATGATCCTCCGGCGGCTGATCGTCGGATAGTAGTGATGGATATCGAATTTTCCGCAATGCTTTGTCCTCTTCTGGTCGCTCTTGAGTGCCCTCTTTACGTAGTCCGCCGCCCGTTTGTTTCCCCTTCCCGGGATGCTGGCGCACGACCAGTGGTACATGCCGCGCATAAGTACAGGCTTCATTGCGTGGACCACAAGCTG